GACGGTTGGGGTTTATTGATGGTAAGACACAACGGCCAAGTGTACAGTGGCGCTGTGTCGAGCACCGACGAAGTAAGGTTTGTTGTGTGCATTTCGGGCACCACGTTGTGATAAAAAGTGCTGGACATGTTCTCGAAGAGGGGAGTTCCGTTGATGTACATCGTGGCGGTGTCAAATTTGTAAAGTTCATCCCACGATTTTCCACTGGGACTACCGACGGGTGGTGTGGATACTATATGAACAGCCTTTATCGGGTGATTAAAATAAGTGAGATCTATATCAGTGTCGGTGGAGTTCATTGGTTGGTACTGTGTTTGAGTTATAAGTAGTTCGTGTTCGGTATTGACGAAATGTTCGCGTTCTTCGGTGTCCAGGAAAATGTAGGTGCCGAATACCTTCGGTGATACCGAGGGAACGAAACCCGAACGACACTTGACGCGAATCTCCACGGCGTGGTATTGCAGGGCCACGAGAGGAAGCGATTTGGTCCAATCTTCGCTGAAGAAAAATGGAATTACAAAGTAATCGGACCCACTCGCAGGTCCACCCGCGCCGCGTGCATTGTCACTTTTTTCCGTCGTGGTCGTGGAACACGTGGACTTTGATGAGTTATCTTTGTACATTATATTGTGGACTCCTTGGATGAAAAATGCGTCGAGCTTGCACACATCCTGACCACCGATTGTAAGAGTGAATTCGGTCGTATCGTTGACATCACCGGAAAATAATCCCGATGCATTATCATTAGTCATAGTAATATCGTTGGATTCGATCCATACATAACTGAGAAGGTCACCCTTTGATCTGATTGGGATCGTGACTTCATTCCCATCACCGAACGTTCCAATGTAATCGATGCGTTCGGGTTTGATGGCGAAGTTTGTGTGACGTTTATAGTTTTGGCGGAAGAATGAAACTTGGGGATCACCCGTGATGTAGGCATCCTGGGCACCCTTGGCGACGAGATCGATCAGAGCAGCGGACATTTATTAGTAAAGGATATTAAAAAATGGGTGTTATAACGAAGTAAGTATGGTTAAGTTCCAAGCGCTCACCTGGGACTCTTTCGACTCCGACGAACACCTCATCAGAATTTTCGGTAAGACGATCGATGGTTATTCGGTGTGCCTTTCCACAGTTTTCCAACCGTATTTTTTCGTTAAACTTCCGGATGGCACCACCGCGGGTACCGTCATGGCTTCTCTCTGTAAGATGTGTCCGGGTGAAGTGGTGGATGTCAAGATAGATCGATTCAAGGATATATGGGGATTTCAAAACGAACGTAAACATCTATTTGCACAAATATTCTGTAATAATCTAGCCGGTAGGCGACGAATGGTTTCCAAGATTCGTCGAACACCCCTAGGGGGCCTGAATGTGAAGGTACCTATTTACGAAGCCAACGTCGATCCCGTGTTACGGCTCATGCACCGAACCGGCATTCAGTCCACGGGTTGGATAGACACGTGTGACGCCACGTGTCATCGTGAGTTTCATACGACCACCGACATCGAAATTAAGTGTAAAAATTGGAAGGACCTAAAACCCATCGATACCATCGACATTGCACCCTTCGTGGTGGCTTCCATGGATATCGAGTGTTATAGTTCGACCGGTAAGTTCCCAGATCCCACAGTACCCGGTGATGCGTGCTTCCAAATTGCCGTGACACTGGTGCGTTTCGGGACCGAGGAGGTGTACGATAAGACTTGTCTGTGCTACAAGAAGACCGATCAAAACCTGGAGGGGTGTACCATCCGAAGTTTCGAGACGGAACGTGATATGTTGATGGCTTTTACGGAATACATTCGTCGACACGATGTGGATATCATAACTGGGTGGAACATTTTCGGGTTTGATTTGAATTACATAATGAAGCGCGCGGGTATGAACGGGTGTTCACCTGATTTTTTTTGTATGAGTAAAATTAAAAACCACGTGTGTAATATCAGCGAAAAGAAATTATCGTCGAGCGCCCTGGGAGACAATGTGTTGAAGATTGTTCCCACACCCGGTCGATTCTACTTTGATCTCTTCCACGAGGTCAAGAGGGATTACAAATTAGACTCTTACAAATTGGACAACGTGTCGAAGCTGTACCTGGGTGATCGAAAGATTGACATGTCTCCCAAGGAGATGTTTGCGCGTTTCGTCGAAGGTGATCCTGTCAAGCTTCGTGATGTGGCCGAGTACTGTATCAAAGATACACTCCTACCCCATAGACTGTTGGACAAGCTGTCAACTCTCGTGAATCTGCTAGAGATGGCCAAGGCGACGTGGGTACCCCTCAACTACCTCGTCGAGAGGGGGCAGCAGATTAAGGTTTTTAGTCAGCTGACTAAAAAGGCACGGGAAATTGGGTATCTCGTACCTACGTTTGAATATGGTTACAAGGATCACACCGGATACGAGGGTGCCACTGTCCTCGATGCACAGTCGGGCGCCTACTACACGCCAATCACAGCTCTGGATTTCGAGGCTTTGTATCCATCGATAATGATGGCGCATAATCTTTGCTATTCCACGTTGGTATTGGATCCGCGGTACGACAATTTACCCGGGGTGACGTACGAGCGGTTCGGGTGTTATGTGTTTGCTCAGGGTGTGCCCAGCGTACTTCCGAACATTCTTTCCGAACTCAAACAGTTTCGTAAGCACGCCAAGAAGGACATGGCGTCGGCCACGGGTGCGTCGAAGAGAATGTTCAATGGTAAACAATTAGCCTATAAGATTTCTATGAATTCCGTGTACGGTTTTACCGGCGCGTCTGTGGGCATGCTCCCCTGTGTGGCCATCGCTTCCACCGTGACTATGAAGGGGAGAAGTATGATTGAAGACACTAAAAATTACTTAGAGGAACACTTCCCGGGGTCCAAGGTGCGATACGGTGATACAGATTCGGTAATGGTAGAGTTCGACGTGGGTGAGAGGAAGGGTATTGAAGCTATAGAGTATAGTTGGCATATTGGTGAGCAAGCCGCTATTGCGTGTAACTCACTCTTCAAAAAACCCAACAATCTTGAATTGGAAAAGGTATACTGTCCGTATTTTCTGTATTCAAAAAAACGATACGCGGCCAAATTATGGACCAAAAATGCCGATGGGAAAATGAACATGGACTACGTGGACGTTAAGGGTCTTCAACTGGTGCGAAGGGATAACACGCCACACGTGAGAGAGGTGTGTAAAGAGCTCTTGGATGTCGTGTTGGCGAGTAGTGACACGGTGGAGCCCAGGGCTCTGGCGCGGAAGCGAGCCCTCGAATTATTAAGAGGTGAGGTACCCCACGAAAAGCTCGTATTGTCACAACAATTGGGCGACAGTTACAAATCATCGAACCTCGCGCACGTTCGTGTCCGTGACAAGATGCGCGAGAGGCAATCTGGTTCCGAGCCACAGTCGGGCGACCGGGTCCCGTACCTTCTGTTGGACACGGGTGATCATCGAGCGAAGGCTTTCGAAAAAGCCGAGGATCCCAAGTACACAGCAGAAAATGGACTCGTGGTGGATTATTTATACTACTTCAAAAATAAATTTGTCAATCCTGTGTCTGATCTTCTGGAACCACTTTTTGATAATTCCAAGGATGAAATTTTCGGTGATATAATTACCGACACTAAACCACCTAGGAAAAAACCTGTCAGGAAAAACAAACAGCTATTAATTGACGATCTATTTAAAAGTACGACACCATAATAATATATGGGCATACCTGAAAAGGTGGCATTAATTATTGACAACGAGGTCGAACGCAAGCTTCACGAAGAGCTTTGCGTCATCGCCGAGAAGGTCTCTCAATTGTATCATGTACCCCTTAAGATTGTGCGCAATGACCTGATGGGTGGGGTGTTTTGTTCTGGGATTAAGAAGGCTGACGGTAAACTGTGTACGCACAGGGCTGTCATGAATGGGTTCTGTATGAAACATTCGAATGAAAAACGTTTAACAGAACCCATAAATAGTGAGCGTTCCGGTCTGAGGCACAATCATAAGTTTCCATCACCACCGCAAGCTGACTGCCCAGCGTGTAATGCTAGTAAAAAATTGCACAATCAATTTAGAGATTTAGATAGTATAATGTAATAATGAATAAATCAGAT